CTACACGTACCGCCTAGGACGGTGCCTGACCATTACAACGGTAGATGAGTGTTTATGCGGTTGTTCAGAGATCGCAATAAGTCGCAGTTAAGGATTTCTCCAAGACCCTCGGGCCTCCTACACGGCTTAAACCGACAGTGGAACAGCGTCAACCAAGACGCAACCGAATATTCATCGCCTGAAGCAAAGAACAAGAACCATCCGATATTGGCCCGTGTCATTCGGATTTGAAAGGCGGCTGTGGTGACCAACCACAGTGAGCGCGTTTACCAGGCCCAGAGGCTGAGCTTGGAGGACGAGGCGGAGCCTGCGTCGAAGTCGGCGGCGACGACGCGAAGAACAGTGCCAGCTGTAAAATTCAACGGCAGAGAACCAGAGAACGTGTACCGAAACTGAGCAAGCTGTCCAAAAGGAACAGTAATGCCCATGCGATGGTAGACGGACTGGTTCGATGACGTAGTCGTACTGGCCTTGTCAATGTCGCTGGTAGTGCTAGTGATCAGGGGCTGGTCGAGGTTGACGTTGTCAATGACAGCGGCGACCGTGACCGCGGAAGCGGTCGAGGAGCCTTGCATGAGAAAGTCAACAACCCAGTAACCGACACTTAGCTGAACCACCTCAAAACCGGCGGCGTTGGTAATAACGCCGACGTCGAGAGCGTTTGTGGTTCCCGCCGAGGAAGGTTGGCGATCGTGTCATCAGCAATAGCCTGGACTGTAGCCGTACTCTTAATGGTGAGGAACTTACGAGGCGCGGTAAACGAAGTAATCTCCGAGGGAGAGCTGAGCTTAACGCGATACGAGCACCAAAGAGTGCCGAAGATGGAACTCGCTGGCATATTGGCCAAAACAGCCAACTGCAAACGCCCCGCAGCAAAAAGGCGAGCGTCAGAACCAGTCGTGGTATAAAGACGTTTCTTATCAAGTTTACACTTGAAAGAAGCGTCCTCCCAGACAGAAGTAACGACGTTCGACGGGAAGCTAAGGAGCGAGCGAACACCCTGATCATCGGTAGAGACAACCGAATCAGCCGGATCATTCTCCCAAGCCATCACGAACGAGCCGTTAATCGAAGAAGAAACGGCCGGCGAGTAATGGAAAATGAGTTCTTCAAGCTCATAGTTCTCGAAGAACTGGGAAAGACCGGAGAGACGACTGCCGAGGAGACTGACAGACGAAGGGTAGAACACGAAATTGCCGAGCGGAGTACCGGCGCCAATGGAGCCACCAGATGTGACTAGAAATAGCATATCGGTAGCCTCGACGACAAAATCGTTACCTCGACAGTAAATACGTGACGAGATTTTGCTCTTGAAGCCGACAGACACGGGAGACGAAGAGACCACCCCCGAAGACGACGCGGCGGCTACCGCCGCGGACGAAGTGAGACGAGACGAAACGGACTTCTTTTTGGACCGAGTCGACTTTTCCCACCCCTGGACGAACTCGATCATGCCGGCAGTCGCACGGCAGAAAGAGCTGTCTGGTTGGGCCGCGCACCAAGATTGGTACGCCGCCCAAGCGGCCGCCGTCAAAGGCAGGCCGTAACGCGCCAGAACCGAACCAAGTCGGCTCCGCAGAGCGTTTGTTTGAGAATTCATTTCGAAGACAAATGTAATGAGGAAACCTACCGACACAGCGGTAGGGACTGTACATCAACCGCAAGCAACGCGCACGTTGGCGCTGTTCAGAGCTACCAAGACACAGAGCTAATACCCGTGCAGTCTCTCGACGCTAAACCACAGACCCAGGCAGGCAAAAGGAGTAGTAACTTGTCGTTCCGAAGTTCGTTGATATGGCCCAGTTCGTAAAGATCGAACTAGGTTCATTGAAATGAAAGACGGAAGCGACGAAGCGACTTCTCTTATTGACAATGCAAGGATTGGTGTGGATTGGTACGGAAATCTTGGGGAGGAATGCCACCGTTTTGGGCATTTTACGCGGTTGACCCTCAGCTGTCGCCACAGAGTCGGATGGTGGACCGCCGCGACCCCGTTGAAGGACAAGCCTGGTGTGAAGCCAAGGTTTGACACAACGCGGAGTCGGTAGAATCGGACCGGCACCACGACGTAGTGCGGATTTGTCGGGCTTGGAAGTAACTAGAGCCGGCAGAGACCAATGGTGTTTAATGGTATCAGTCGAATCGAAAGGACGACAACCACGAGGGTGCGGTCCAACAATCGGAACGATGCGATGCGTATCTTTGCACGCGTACGCCCGACTCAAGTTCTTTTTTGCGAGTTGAATCTGAGAACTCGTCCAACGGAGCCTGGACCCAACCGGTGCGGTTAAGCCAAGACCTCCGAGCCATTCGGGAGCGAATAGCTGCCGACCCTTGGTCTCGCGAGCGAGAACCTTCGAGTTGTATTCCAGGAATCGCGGCAACATCACCCTAGGGTGAAGGCTACCTTCAGCGATCAGATTCCAACACGAAGCAAGAGTCTCATTTTCGTCAGCGTCGTCAACAGTCGTGTCGGCCTGACTCACTTTGTGGTGGCCGTGAAGAAGACCTACGGGAAGGTAGTCAACTCGTCGTACGTCACCGTTGCGGCACTTATGGAACGCAACGGAGTTCATGGACGCACAATGGCGAGAGACATAGCACTTACCGGTCGAGGGTTCAAGTCCAACGGCCTTCGCTACGCGTTGCTGCATCTCCCAGACGACTAGGTCGTCGGTGCTATAGAACATGTCATCACCGTTGATCCGAAGACCACGGAAGACGCCAGGTTCAGCGAAATCTTCAACAACACGAGCGGTAAGCAAGTTAAGTAGACAGAGGAGCGGAAACGACACGATCGAACCCATAAGCTGACCGCGAGTCTGAACGAAAGTGCCTTGGAGTAGGGGATTCTGCTCCGAGGCGCCCTCAGGGTACTTCAGTTCGTGGAAGCCCAGCGCCAAGAGCGCAGTTTCAGCCATCTCAGAATCGAGACCACACGAAGGATGGTGGACGATCGCCGAGAGGATTCGACGCGAAATGGCGGCGGACGAAGCGTCTGTCGCAGCGCTATAATCCACGGAGCAGAGGTACTCGCCGGAGCAGTCCAGATCGAGCGGGCCGATGGTTCGACCGATCAATTCGAAGACGGGTAGTTGCTTGAGTGCATTCCACATCCGAAGTTGAAGAGGCTTGAGCTTCCAGTAAGTTAGACCAGGGCCTTTGGTAATAATACGAACTTTAAGGGGTTCGCAGACACCATAAACCGCGGCAGGAGGAAGTTCAGAGTCTGAAAGGCCTTCCAGATCAAAAACATGACCGATGTTGGCGTTACGGACCTCTTCACTGAAGTCAAGAACATTCGGGTGGTGGTAGGTGCTAACAAGTACGTTGTAACACGAACCTAACTTACCGTCAAGACGAGGGTACCATTCAAGAGAGACGAGTTCACGCGTGGTGTGGCAGCGAAGGCCGCCATCATGCATTAACTTCTTCACCAGATCAGACGTACCGCCAGCAGCGCGAGAACGCTGATAGCAGGCAGACTGACTAGGGCGACGTTCATAAAGGTCACCGGGGAGAGAAGCAAGTTGTTTCGCGACGTGTTCGATAACGTCGGCGAGAAGAAC